AGGTAATAGAAACATTGATATAATAAGGTTTCTAAGCCCAAAAGTGTAAAATTGGGTATTCACTTTGGTGTTCACTTTTTAATTTAATCCACGTAATCCTGGATATTTTTCTGTTAGTTCAACACCTAAATAATTAACACCATTATTCATCTTTTTACTTCTGAATTTCTCTTTTAATTTCTTACCAAATTTATTTTTATCCATTTTGTATTCGTTGTTTTCGTCTGCCCATTTCTTATATTCTTCATAAAGTGCTTTTCCTGTTTCTCTAACATCTTCTGCTCTCTTGCACTTTTCTTGAATGAACTGTTCAACAACATCCATTTCAGTACGATAGGTTTGACCAGCATCTTTTAACTTCTCTGGTAACTCTAGCCCTTCTCTCATCCACATATACGCACCTTCTGCCATCCAATTTAAGATTGCAGGCGCTTCTCTTAGCAATTTATACTTGAGATCTTTATCAACTTTTTCTTCAGGTATTTGCACATCAAAAGGAATCAATACCAATCTTCTCCAAATACCATCATCTGTTCCTCTAATGATTGGTTTATGGTTTGTTGAAACCCAAATTTTAAATTTAGGCGTATATTCAAATTCTTCAGCATATAAGAAACGTGCCGTGACTTTATCTCCACCAGTGATTTGTTTGATTAAACCTTCGTCAAATCTAAAACCTTCGTTAGGTTCAGAACTTGTGACAAATCTTGCTTTACTTAAACGAGCAATATCTGTATTAACATTGTCATTTTTCTTTACCATTAACGATTTAGCTTGCATATTATTTGAATAATCGCCTAGTATTTCTGCAATCGTTTCAACAAAAATACTTTTACCGTTTCGACCTTTACCAAATAGAATGAACATGACTTGTTCTCTTGTGCTTCCAGTTAATGAGTAACCTAATGCTTTTTGAATGTAGCGAATGACTTCTTGATCACCTGCAAAAATATCATTTAAAAAGTCCAACCAAACAGCAGGTTGCATTTTTTCGCTATAGTCTGTATTAGCAATTTGGGAAAACATTCGATTAATATCGTGTTTGTAAAGTTCTCTACTTGTTAAATCAACATAGCCATTTGCAACATTCAAAAGCATATCGTCTTTATCGAACTCATCAGGTGTAACTGTTTTTCTATGCATTAATTCGTTCATGATGTTTTTCTTTGACTGTGTACCTCTAGTTTTTTTGTAGTATTTTTGAAAAGCTTCTCTAGCTTCTTCTTCGGTAACATCTTCACTATGAATTACTTTTTCGTTTTTGATACTTTCAATCATTTCATCTATAAGTTTTCTGATTGCGCCTCTGTCATCAACTTTCCATTTCTGACCGTCATAGATATAGAATTTGTTAGTTATATAACTGTGTTTATATAAATGACCGTATCTATCTATAAATCGGTCTGCATTACCTGTATCGTCATAGCTTCGAATTGGATATTCTTTTGTTTCTTCTTGATTATCAAATAGTTTACTTAACGCATATCTAAGTGGGTTGTCATCTGTTTGCTGCTTAGGGGTATAAATATTGTTAGCTTCATTAATTGCTTTAAATAAGGTTTGTTCCCCGTATGTGGAATTCTTTCGTTTTTCATCCCATTTATCACGGTATAGATTTGATTGTCTAAAAATACTATCCATTTGCGAATAATCTCTTGCACACCAAAAGGCTAGTATATTCGCTAATGCCATATCAGCTTCAGAATGAGATGTGTAGTAAGGTTCGTAGTTCCCCTTCATTAAGTCATCAAATAGTTTGGCTTGTTTTGATTTATATATTTCATTGATAACATCGATTTCAGAAAGATTATGGATATTCTGTTGATAATTATTTGTTGTAGGATATTTCACAGTGTTATCTGGTAAATATTTGTTATAAATAGTTTTAAATACTTGTTCAGATACTTCGGTAACGTCTTTGTATTTACCAATATTTTTTCCAGTCATTGTAAAGAAACGACCACTATCGTACATTTCAATATTGCCTTTACGTCTACGACTACCTGGAATCTTTCCTTTTACAATAATGTGTAAACCGTTACCACTAGGACTGACTTCTGTATAACTTTTAAATGCCTCGTTAAATTCGCTTACAATATTGTCTAGCTTGTCACCTTGTTTAAATCTATGAAGATCATCATCAATATCATCAATATCAATGCCGAGGTATGGGGGTTCAAAAAAGAACCCTATACCATCGACACCTTCGGCATTAACTGCTGTTTCATAACTAGACCATGTGCTTTTATCGTTTGATTTAGCGAACTCGCCAGTTTCAGCATTAAAAGGTATTTTTGTACGTTTACCATTACGCTTTTCAAACTTCCACACACACCAGTTATTAAGTCTTTTTAATTCATCTGGAATATTAGAAAGGTAAGTCGTCATCATTGATGTCTTCACCACCCGCAAATGCATTATTGCTACTTGGTTTATCGTCATCTGATTTCCATTCATGATTCACTTGTGGGAATTTAGTATTTTTAAAGTTCCATGGCGCTACACGATTGACGATTTGCTTTTCACCTTTATATTCGTTCTCTTCTTGTTTTACAAACACTCTGACTGGTTTACCTCTGAACATTTCAAGTAATTGCTCGATACTTTCAATTGCAGTACCCTCTGGCACACCTATACCGTTTAAATAGTGCATGAAGTTATCCATTTTATATTTATATTGACCATCGATTGTGCGTTTCCATTCATCGACAAAAATCACTCTATTAGCATATTTAGCTTGTAATTCTGATGTTTTCTTTAAATCGTTTCTTACAACAAGTTGTAATTGTGTTTCTTCTTTTCCATTTTTAGTCGCACGTTCTGTTGCACTTTTAATAATCACTTCGTATTCGCCTTCAGGTAGTGGACTGAAATCATTGCTTTCTAAATTTGAGTAATCTGTAGTAAATAATGCCATAGTATAAAAACTCCTTTTTAATTGTTATATTTTTGTTTAATTGGTTTTAAGTCTGCATATAAGACTGGGAATGGTGCTTGTTTGTAATATGGATGATTAAATTTAATCCATGATTCTTTATAGTTATTCGCTTTTGTATAGAGGTAGTAGTCCTCTAACGATTCTAAATCCTTTTTATCTTTTAAATATTTGTTGTATCGTTTAATTGTGTAATCAACTTTAAAAGGCTTGATATCTGTGAGCTCTGCGTCGTAATTTTCCAGACCTTTCTTTTCTTCTGTTTCATTAATATGACCACAATTAGGACATTCATCTAATTCAGAAGCATAGACAGTAAAACATTCAGGACACTCGGTTAACTTCGGTGCGTCATTTTTCTTTTTACTACGCTTCTTTTTGTAGCCTTTAAAATACTTGTTCCAATCATGTGGCGTATCAGGTAAGCCATGTCTTGCATAATTTCCAACATGATCAATAATTAAAGCCTTTTTATTAGGTTGATATCGCATTGATCTCATCGCTTGCTGCATGAATAGGACAAGTGAATCTGTTGGTCTTGCTAAAATGACACATGTACAATCAGGTACGTCAAACCCCTCTGAAATTAAATCAACGTTGCATAATACTTTGATAACGCCATTTTTAAAGTCTTCCATAATCTGAGTACGTTCTTTGATATTTGTTTTAGCGTCTGCATGTGCTGCGTTAATACCACTTAATTTGAATTGTTCTGAGATATCTTTACTAGTTTCAACACTGTGGGAATAAAGTATCGTTTTCTGACCGTTAGCAAATTTTTTATAGTTTTCTACGATATCGCCATATATTGCTTTAGGTATCGCTTTATCCATTGATTTCTTTGTATAGTCTCCTGTACTTGATTTTTTTAATTTACTTTCATCAGCAAGTACAACACTTTTGTAATCATAGTCAGCCAGTTTGTGATTATTAATTAACCATTCGACAGTCGGACCTTTTACCATTTCATCGTATATATCTGTAAATCCTTTACCGTTAGCACGCCAAGGCGTTGCAGTGAAACCAACCCGTAAAGCGTTAGGAAAATAATCATAAATGTCTTTATACGTTTTCGCTCTACTATGATGTGTTTCATCAGTAACGATAATCTTAGGTGGTGTAAGTTCAGATAAAATATTTTTTGCACGTTTTTCTGAAAGAATATCTACATGAGTTAAATCGACACCATGTTTTTTTAAAGTGTTCTCGATTTGATAACTCAATTCTTTACGATGAACAATAAACAGAATGTGACTACTTTTGTTCACAGCGTTTTTTACAACTTCTGCAATCATGACCGACTTACCACTTCCTGGAGGACTTTGAATTAGCACACCAGATTTTTTAAGTAATATATGTCTTGCTTGATCAACGAGATTTTCTTGATAGTCGTAGAGTTTAAACTCCGTCATCCACATCACCTACTGTGAACAACTCTTCCTGTAAACAATGTTCTCTATTATCTAGTTGATTTTTAGCAAATACATTGTTGCTAGGACTTAATATAAATCCACGTTTACCCGATTTTTCGTTAAACACTAATCGAGCAACCACTTGGCAAAGTCCTGCGACATTATCTCGAATAGTTTTACGAATATCTGGTACTGCTTGAGTGATTTGTTGTCCCGCTGGTGTATAAGATTCAAAGTTTGTTTCCCATGCAATAAATACAAGCCGTTTTCCTAGTGATTGTAAGAAACGCAAGCTATCAATCGTAAAGAAGTCTACACGTTGATAATGGCTCATTTCAGGTACACGCTCATTCTTACCGTTACGCCCTAAATTAGCGAGCATTGAACGGAATAATTCTGAAATGTTGTCGATGACAATCGTGTCGTATTGATCAACTGTTTCTTTATTTTTACTAAGCCATTTCATTAATTCACCCCACTCTTCCCATGCTTCGTGAGTGTTGAATTCTAAAATGTCGATGTTCTCATTGCCTTTTAAAGGTCGTTCTGATTTGTCCACATTGATATAAAGTGTTTTACCAGGAAGAAAATTCAAAGTGTGTGTTTTACCTGTACCAGGTTTTGCGTATATGAGATACGTTGATTTATCTGTGGTGATTTCTTTAGCGTTTGAAATATTGAATTCCATTTATTTCACCACCAAACTAACTGTTTGTTTTAGTTGCGCACCTGGTATTTCTTTACCTGCCTTTAAGTCATCAGTTAGCATTTTTGAATTTAGTTTAGGCGCTTGTGAAACCCAGTATTCTTTAGGTATTTTAGATTCATCT